AGACATATTAGCAAAGGTTATACCAGGCGTTTTAAAACTGGTAAATAAACACGAATTTGATGACCAATACTTATACTTTATATATGGTCAAGAAGAATACACTAAAGATGTAGAAAAAGTAAAAAAACAATTTAAAAGACAATTAAAAAAAACATTTAGACTATGGGGCTAGGTAAACAGTTAATGACTTTAGTTTTTCAAGCAGAAACAAAAGATGCTAAAAAAAATATTGATGATGTAGGTACGAGCTTACAAAAAGTTGGCGTTGGTGGTAAGTTAGCTAGGGGTGGATTGAATATGATGGGTAATGGTTTTAAGTATGTAGGTAAGACTTTAAAGACAGCCGGGTTAGCATTGTTTGTTGGAATATTAACACAGTTGACAGGACTATTTGGTCAGAATCAAAAAGCAGCAGACACATTTGGTAGGATAATGTTAAAGCTACAGCCTGTATTTAAGGTTATAGGTGATGTAATAGGTTTTGTAGCAGGTCTATTAGAAGATTTAATAGATTTATTTACAGGAGCTATAGATTGGATAGGTGGATTAATAGGCGTTACAAATGATGTAGCAAGTGCTACAGAGGGTTATGCTGATGATATAGTTAATTTAAGAAAAGAAGTTAAATTAATGAATGCAGAATTAGCCTTAACACAATTACAATACCAAAAAGAAGCAGAGATACAGAGACAAATTAGAGATGACACTTCAAGAACTATAGATGAAAGGATAGAGGCGAATGAAGAATTAGGCAGAATATTAGAAAAACAAGCAAGAGAGGAGCAAGAAATGGCTTTAATTGCTTTAGAATTAGCAGAAAAAGAACTTGCTTTAGATAGAGAGAACACAGACTTACAAGTAGCAGTAATAGAGGCTAAGACAAAACTTGCTGAAATAGATGAGAGGATTACAAGTCAAAGATCTGAGCAATTAACAAACTTAAACTCTTTAGAACAAGAAAGAATAGATATTGAAACAGCGGCTACTGAAAAAAGAGAAGCTAGACTAAAAGAATTATTAGCGTTACAGAACAAAGACTTAGAAGTAAAAAAGGATATAAGAACTTCTATTACAGACCAACTAAATACAGCTAAAGATGCACATGGTCAAATAATGCAAATGTATAGACAGGAGTTAGCTATGGAAATAAAACTCCTTAAGCAAGAAGAAGAAAGAAGATTAAAGGCTATGAAAGATGCAGAACAAGCCAGAAAAGAAGCAGGGGAGGTGGCACGTGCTTTTGGTGGTGTTAATATATATTCAATACTTGATGATAATGAAGAATTTAAAAAACACAAAGCAGGAATAGCAGAGGGTATAGTAGAAGAAAGTAATAAAAAAATCTTAGAGTTAGAAAAGGAATATAATCAATTAATGGGCGAGGCAAATAATGAGTATTATCAAACAGAAGAACAATTGATATTACAGGCTGCCCAAAAGTTAGATGAACATTTTGAAACAGCAAAGGAAAAAGAAATAAGAGAAACAGAAGAGAAATATGCGACTCTATTTGGTTTTGCTGAAAATGATGCTGAAAGAACAATACTACTAGAACAAGAAAAGACACAAAAATTAAAAGAAATAGATGATAAATATAAAGAAGAAGTTGAAGTATCTACAGAATCATTTACGAACAAATTAATAGGCTTTAGTAAAAAGCTAGTAGATAAAGAGATAGAACTAGAGAAGAAAAAAACAGAAGCTCAAAAACAAAATATGAAAGCTGCTAATCAAACTATGAAAATGGGAATGGAGTTAGCAGGTGAGGGCACAGCTGCATATAAGGCTTTAGCAATGACAGAAACTATTATATCTACTTATACTGGAGCATCCAGGGCGCTTAAAGATGCTCCTGCTCCTTTTAACTTTATACAAGCAGGTTTAATAATTATGGCAGGTATGAAGAACTTAGCAGCGATTCAAAAGACTAAAGTACCTGGAGCAACTGATCCCCCACCTGATACTATTACAGATACTACTACAGGTGGTGGTGGTGATTTATCAGGTGATGTTCCTGCTCCTACATTTGGAGCTATAGAAATGGATGCTCCACCTGTTCAAGCCTTTGTAGTAGAAAGTGACGTAAGTGGAGCTCAGGCTTTACAATCAGAACTTGATTTACAAAGTACCCTATAAACAAAATATTAACTTTAATATATACTATTATAATGGCAGAAAAAAAGATAAAAAGAAGATTAGTAGAACTAATCATAGATGAAGAATCAGAAAGGTTTGGCGTAGAAGCTATAAGCCTTGTTGAATTTCCAGCAATTGAGGAAAACTGGGTATTCTTTAATAAAGACAATTTCTTATCTCTAGCAAAATTAGATGAAGAAAAGAAAACTTTAGTAGGAGCTGTGCTAATTCCTGAAAAAGAAATAGCTAGATACGACCAAGAACTTGATGAGGAGTATGTAGTTTACTTTAGCAAAGAAACTATTAAACAAGCTCAGGAGCTATTTATGAGTAGTTTAAACAACAACAATGCAACGTATGAACATAAAGTACCAATTGAGGGTTTAAGCGTTGTAGAGAGTTGGATTAAAGAAGATGAAAAATTTGATAAATCCTCACAATTTGGATTTGATAAAATGCCACTTGGAACGTGGTTTGTAAAAATGAAAGTAAATAATGATGAGGTTTGGGATAAAGTAAAAAACAAAGAAGTAAGAGGTTTTAGCATAGAGGGGTATTTTACTGACGTTTTAATAAACGCTTCTAAAAAGAAATATAAAAAGAAAAAGAAATACACAAAAGAAGATAGATTAAGTGATGAAGATTTGTTAGATAGAATTAGAATGATTATAGCTCAAGATGAGAAAGATCAATTTGAGCTAATGAAAGAATACATTACGAAAAGGGCTTTAGCAAAATATCCTTGGAAACAATGTATCGCTGATATGAAGAAAAAGTACGGTGAAAAATCTGCTGCTAAAATATGTTCAGCTATAAAAAGGGGTACTGTAAAAAGGTAGCCTGTAAACAATATTAAATTAATTATATATACTTATAAAAATCTATTACAATGAAAGACACGTTAGAAAAAATCAAAACTTTATTGTCTATTGATAATAAAGAATCTAAGGAAGTTAAAATGTATGCTGAAATGATATTAGATGATGGCAGAGTTGTAGCTACTGAGGATGAACAATTTATGATTGGTTCAGAAGTTTTTGTAGTAAATGATGATGGTGAGGCTAGTCCTTTATCAGCAGGTTCATATACTATGGAAGATGGAGCTAAACTTACTATTGATGACAATGGTAAAATCTTAGATATGGGCGAAGAAAAAGAAGCTGAAGAAGTTGAAGCTGAAGATGAGGACAAAGAAGAAATGGCAGAAGAAGCTGATGTTGCAGATTGGAAAGGAATGGAAAAAAGAATCAAAAACCTTGAAGATGCTGTAGCTGATTTAAAAGCAGATAAAGAAAATATGTCTGTAGAAACTGAAGAAACAGTTGAAGAAGTTTCTGAAGATGAAAAAGTAGAAATGTCTAAAGATATGGTTACTAGCTTAGTAGAAGAAATAGAACACTTAAAAACTAAGTTATCAGAAATAGAAGAAACACCAGGAGCTGAGGGTTTTACTCATAATCCTGAAACAAAAACTAAATCAAATAGTAAAGTAGATTTAGCGAAAATGACTGCATCAGAAAGAGCAGCGTATTATATTAACAATAAATAAAATAAATAAAAATGGCAAATAAATTAATAGAACTAAATAAGCAATACAATTTTGATATTGCTGTTAATCCTGCTACTACTTATGCAGGTGAACAAGCTCTACCATATGTTACTGCTGCTGTAAAATCAAATGATACTGTTGCAAAAGGATATGTTAGAACAATGGATGGTTTGACAAGTAAAGCGGTTATTAGTAGCTTAGTAACTACTGATCCTATTGTAGGAGCTGCGTGTGGATTCTCTGATGCAGGTACTACTACATTAGGGGAAAGAGTGCTTACTGTCACTGATTTAAAAGTAAATCGTGAGGTATGCCGAAAAACAATTTTCCCTACTTGGGTTGGAAAAAATATGACTCAAAACGGGGATTTACCAAATAGCTTTTCTGACTTCTTATTAGAAGTAGTTGCAGGACAAGCTGCTGCTCAAATAGAAAATGGTATATGGGTAGGTGATTCTTCAGGAATATTTGGAGCAGGATTTGTTTCTGATGATGGTGTATTTGACCAATTAGGTCTTAACGCTTCTGCAACAGCAGACTTTACACAAGTTACAATGGATGGTGTAGGTACCGCTATTTCTGCTACTAATATAGATGATTGTCTAAAAAAGGTATATGATACTGTTACAGGTAGTCACCCAGGATTAGAATATAAAGAGGGTTTTGGATTCTATATGAATAATAAGACTTTTAGCTTCTATTCTCAATTTTTAGCAGGTACAGCTACAGGACAAGGTATTAATATGTTAGGTTTAACATTAAACCCTGAAGGACTTAGTTACTTAGGACACCCAATTTATAGATGCCCAGGTATGCCAGATGACTGTATAGTTGCTACTTATAAAGACAACTTAGTATTTGGTACTAACTTAGGAACTGACCTAACTGAGGCTCAAATTATCCC